TCCCGCTACCTGCTGATGGAATCGGCAACCCGTTGGCATCGAAAACCAAGTATTTGCTAGCACGGACCGCCGCCGTCGGCAGCTCCATGTTCAGGTTGCCGTCCGAAATCGGACCCTTCAGGCTGCGTCCCACGTCCTCAGACATCTGCTGGATCTGAATCGTTGCCCTGTCCAGCGAGTCCGTGATGACCTCGGGGTAGAACCCACCCTGGTTCGTCAGGTCGGTTGGCTGAAGGTTCGCGATGTCGGAAGTAATCGCCAGCGTGAATCCGCTCGCGAGTGCGCCAGCGACCAGCGTGACGCTTCCGCCAGGATTCGTGTTTTGATTGCCGTTCAGTGTGACCGTGTAATCCGTCGTCAGCACTAGCGTTGTTTCAACGCCAGTTGAACTGTTCAGGCGGATCACGTCCAGATCAGACGCCGCGAATACCTTGAAGGTAAATGGAAAGACGCTGGCAGATCCAGTTCCAACAAACGGGCCGGCAATGCGCGTTGTGCTGCTAATTGTCAAGGTCAGGACTCCTGTGAAGTCGGTGCAAACCTATTGATATCGGTCACGGATACGGGCACCATCATCGCTTCTTTGCTCCAGTTAGTGGTGCCAGAACATTCTTTGTTTCACCCTCATACAGCGCCTCAAGGCCATCAAGCGTGCGGTTCACCTGGGCGCTTGGAAGACCAGTAAACGCGCCGATCATGTTGACTGCCGACTTGCGGAACGCGGTATCAAATTCACCCTGCGATGCCTGTGTTGCAAACTGGTATGTCTCACCGACCGCTCTCAATCCGGCTGGACCGCCATAGCCCATGCGCGGTCCTTCGACGCCAAAGATCATCTTTCCGACCTCTCCAAACTCACGAGCAATGACCATCGTTCCCATCAGGTAAGACAACTGCTCTGCGGCAAGCTCTCGTCCAATCTTGCTCATATCCCACTCCTCGTCCTCGCCTCCCTTTCGTGGGATAAGCGCCTGCTTCAGCATGTAGGACAGAACAACTGGAACCACGAACAACATAACGTAATCGGCTGCCAAACGGCCCTTGTTCTTGTTCGTCATCGTCTGCACGGCAGCCATGTTGTAGACCGTGTTCATGTACCCATAAAACACCGTGAACAACTTGACCGCAGGACCGCCACGCTCAACGCGAGCAAGATCCTTGACCATGCCTCCGCCCTGCGAGTCAATCACCGCCTGGTCCGCAAGCGCAATAGCAGCCTCCTCATCGCGTCCTTCGTACATGGCCTTCTCGTATGCACCATGCCACGTCGGTACATCGACCATGCGCTGCATCCGCATCATCAGGAAGTAGGTACCCATCTGCACGCGGCGCATGGCGACACTTTGGCCTTGCACCATGTTCCGGATCTCGTTTAGTTCTCGGAATTGGGTGCGGCTTCTGTTCCGCATAAACTCCGACTTCTCGTTTACCTCTCGCATTGCAACCATCGGATTCTGCGCGACATATGCAATGCCGCGACCGATCCACCTTGCGCCGACGCGAACAATGGACTGGTTGAAACCAGTGATCTGCATGGCCGCACTCACGATGTTGAAACCTAGGCCAGCAGAACTAATGCCCTGCCGCAGGAAGTTCAGCGCCATCTCGGCTTCGTTCTGCACGCCACGCTCGCCGGCAGCGACATCCTTGATCCAGTTCTTGAGCTGCGCCACATATTCTGGTCCGTATCGGTTTCGCACAGCCTCATCGAACGACTTGGATCGCATCAGACGGTTCGCCTGAATCAGCCACTCGTGCCATGTCAGATCGTGGATCACATCATTGATTCCGCTATACATGCCAGCCAGTGTGTACAGCAGCGGTTGATCTTCAACCTTGCGAACACGCGATTTCACGAAACTGCGTCGCGTCGTTGCGGTTGTGTATGAACCCGCCAAATCGCGCTTGGCCTCATCAGCCTCAGACATCGTTTCGGCCCGTTGTGATGCTCGAGGATCGTACTTGATCGGGTAATAGCCACCACGAAGCGTGACGGTCTTTCCGTCCGCAGACTGAACCACAAGCGGCTGAGGCTCAACCCATGCCGGCTCCTTGCCGTACAGGCGGCGTTCCTTCTGTCCAATCATTGGGCGGTACTTCTCAAAGTAGTCCCAAATCTGCTGGACCGTATTTAGTTCGTCCTCGGTCAGCGATTGCAGAACAGGAAGGACGGATTCAATGCTCCAACCCTCTCCATCCAGTAGGCGCTGCATGTTGCCAGCGTTGCCCATGTTTAGGGCCACGACTAGGCGTGCCTCGCGATTCATGGCTCGGTTGATCGTCGGGAAGAAAATGCCCTTTCCACCCAGCTTTCCAGCGCGGAATACTGGTTCAAGGATCTTGGTCAGGTCAGCGGTTGCTTCTGCCCTCATGGTGGTTTCTGTATCTCCGGCTTCGTTTGCAGACCGGATCAGATAGTTCCACAACGGCCCGCCATCCTTACCACCATCCATGATGCGGACAATTGATGCGGCCTTCAGGTGCGCCGCCGCGAATCCCTTCATGGCCGTGACGGCCCTGCCGATGTTGGTAGTCGCCGTCCTGGCGTTGGCCTTGCGGTCGCCAGCGTTATCTACAACACTCTTTACGATCTCATCCCGAACCGCCTGAAACTCTGCCTTTTCCTTTGCCAACAGAATCTTGCGTTCGTTCTTTCCGATGTATTCAAGTTGTTTGATTGCATCGACAAGATCGCGGAAGTCCGCGATGTTCATGTTCTTGTACGGGATGCGCGTGTCACGCATTCCTATGGCTTCGGCAATGTCTGGGACCAGGCCACGATCCTCAAGCGATGCCAAGAACTCTGATAGCGTTCGGACTCGGTTGGCCTCATCTGCCGTCATCGGCGCGATGTTGAACCGATCCAGCAGACCGGCGATTTGGTCTGCAACGTCCGCGCCCATACGCTGGCGATTGCTATCACGCAACACCCTGCGCAGATACCGAACTCCATCGTCGATTTCGTCGCGAACCTCAAGCGCAGTCTTTGCCAGTTGGTTGTTCAGGAGCTGCGCCCGCTTGGCGCGTACCGCCATATCAGGCTTGTTTTCCTGCATCGCAGCTGTGGCCTCTCGGGATGCCTTGGCCTCTGCCGCAATGAATTCGCTGGGACGCAACTCTCCCACGCGCTTGCGGTCGATGACCTGTTGGGCTGCCTGGCGAGCGGCTTCCATCAGCACCCGTACTGGCTGCCGAATCTTGCCCATGAAACGCAACTCAACACCCACCAGCCGCGCCCTAGCCTCGTTGTGGAGCGCCTTTTGGATCTCCTGCTCACGGGCCTCCGGTGTGTTCATCTCCCCGTACAGGCGCAACATCTCCGCGTCAGTCCGGTCCTCCACAACCTCCCGCATCGGTTTAGCGTCAGCCAAAGCCTGTAGGAGGCTTGCGCCGGCCGGATAGCCAAACATCTCGGCCACGACATCAGGATGCAGCCCATCGTCTTGTAGGACGCCAAAACGACCGCCAAGGCGTGCCAGGTCTACGGTTGGGGCAAACTCTGCCGCCAGTACCCTGTCGATCTTGTGTACTCCCTCAGCCTTCGTAGTGGCACCGTCCGGGGCCACGATTTGCGCCCGCTTCAGGAACGCCATTGCCCGGTACAAAGGATCCTGCTGCACCTCGCGCTGGACACGCTCTCGGACTTCCTTGCGCTGGGCGGTGTGCCGCGCCTGCATGTCCTTGATGATCCGGCTACGCGCCCGCGACAGCCATTCCATCTGCCGCAGACTGGCCTTGGTCATATCCGCAATGGCCGCATTCGTGGCTTCGCCAGCCATCTCCTGATATGCCGCCCACTCAGCATCGTCCATGCCCTCGGGCTTGACGGTGAACTGTCCGCGCATTTGTGCCACGGCCTGGGCCTGCTTGATCTGCTGCTCGTCTGCCAGCATCCGGTCAAAGACCGCCCGCAGTTCGTCATTTAGGACAGGCAGTTCGCGGCCAAACTCTCGGCGATAGATGGTCTGCTGCTGCGTGATGAAGTCGGCAATGCTCTTGTACGCCCTGCGGAAGAACGCCAGCATGCGGTCAAACACGCCGGCCAGTTCAAGACTTGGAGCCTTGCCCTCAAACAGATAGATCTCCGCGTTGTAGGTGATCGTTTCAATCAACGGCCTAGAGGTCTCAAACGGCATTGCGTTGAACGCCGCCATTCGTGCCTCTGGCGTATCTCCAGCAACGCCCATGAACTTGAACATGGCATCCAAATCCGCAAGCATCTGCGGCGTAGCCGTGCCGGCCATCGCCTGCCTGGTGTAGTAATCGACGTAGAAATGTGTGAGTTCGTGCGCTCCGGTCGTAAAGTCAGCGCCCGGACCAAACAGAATCTTCAGCCGCGCAGGGTCATATCCGCCTCGGGCTGGGCCGGGAGATGGCGTAGCCTGGAACAATGGTAGACCGGACTCCAGTTTCTTAAGCATTTCTGAAGTGATGTCGAAACCAGGTTGATCTCCAATGACTGTGGCTCCAGCAGGTGCTTCGCCACGGCCAAGTTCCTGCCGTTCCATGATGGCAGTCAACCGTTCAGCTTCGTTGAAATCACCACGGCGTTCAGCAGCAATGATTTCATCGTTGGTCACGCGCCGTTCTGTTGACATGGCAACCTGACCAAGTTTCCCGCCACCAACCTTCTTAAGCAGCTTGTTGACGGCAGCAGGCACGATCTTGTCGTAAAACCCTTCCATGCCTTCGCCGCCGACCTTAAGGTCAAGACCAGACAGTTCTTTGTATTCACTTGGATAATCGGCAGTCTGTTCTCCATCTCCATTGACAATGCGTTGAGTAATTTCCTTTCCAAGCAATTCTTCAATTTGCGAAGCCTTTTCATTTTTCTTTGTGACTAGTACGGACGAACCCTTAATGGCCTCAATGTCATATGTTCCATCGCCATTCTTGCGATAGACAATGCTGTCAATTTGCTTGCTCAAGTCATACCGATCCGCGCTCTGCTCTGCGTTAATAAACGCAACGCGGTCGTAGTTTCCCTTGATCGCTTCAAGCATGATCTGCTTAAGCGCCAGGTTCAACCATCCTTCGGTCTTGGTGACGAACGGGGCAACCAGGATTGCCCCAGGCTTTGTAAACGCAAGTGCGTTGGATTTGGCTTCTTCAATTGTGTTTCCGTAGAACAGGCTGCGTCCGCCAATTCCTGCCGGCAATTCAACAACCGCCATCGTTGCATCGTATGGCGATGTACCAGGTTCATACAGCTTCGTTCCTTCTGGCAGCGTTTCTAGCATTGGGCTGGCAAACCCCTTCTTTCGACCCTGCTGACCCCAGTCGCTTTGAATCTCTTCTACAAAAAGCACGCGCTTGCCGTCGGCATCAACGCGGTCATTTAGGCGGAAGTGGACGAGGACGTTCGGCTGATCCCAGTGGGAACTGCGGTATTCAGACGCAACAGATTCGCGTGCACGCTCTTGTGCTTCCAAAAGCGGAACACCTTCGGAAACCAATTCGTTATATCGCTCTTGAGCTGCGCGACGAGCCTCTTGATCAACAGGCAGCGTAATCAGCACCTCGCGGTAGTTCGTTCCGCCAGGCAGCGTGTACTGGCTGAACTTCGTGGCACCAATCGCCCTGCCTCTTGCAGTTGCGCGATATGAAAATCCTTCTAGATTTTCTGCAACAAACGCGTCAATGTATTTCTTTCTGGCACGATTCGCGTTGTCTTCCGAACTGTGCGTACTACGAATGTCGCCTGCGTCCAATACCGCCCACTTGTCATCGTCGGTTTGGATGACTTCATATGTTTCCTCGGCCACATTGCGGTATTCACGCTGGTCGGAGGTTTCGTAGTCCTCTGCGGCCCGTGTTGCTTCGGCTTCGGTTGCGAATGTTTCTAGCGATCCATCACGAAGCCGGACCTCCCAAACGGTTTCTAGATTTTCTTGCAGCTGCACGCGCTCCACGCGCACGCCGTTGTTCTTGAGGAACTCGGCCACCGCCTCCTTCGTGACCTTGCCCTCCTGCATGTCGAGCCAGTCCGTCAGGCCGCTCCAGTCCACCTCGTCCTGCTTGACTTCGCCCTTGTTTACAAGCCCTTTGATCCGCTCCTTCCAACCGGACGGCGCGATGCTCTTGGCGTCGATGGCATCGACGGCCTTTGCGAGCGCGGAGTAGAAGCCTGGGCTGACGGGAGCCTGCTCAAACATCGCCGCCTGCTCAAACACCTTGGGGCTGGTGATGTCGAACCGGCGCGACAGCGGGACGATATTGCCAGCCTCGTCGCGGGTTACGGCGTCTGCAAGTTTGGCCTGATTTGATTTGAAGAACACAATGACATCGCTGACCGTATCGCTGTCAATGGCGTCACGGGTATTCCGCATGATGACACCATCATGCCCTTCGTCGATTGCTTCCTGCACTAGTTCGGAATAACTCTTGTCACGGAACGTACCGCCAGCGAAGTCATACTCAAGCGGATTGTCCAATCGAACCCAAAGGTCATGCAGTGTTCGGCCAGCGCGGAGTTCTCTTTCTTCATCTTGGAAGCGTTGCAATGCAGCATCGACTCGCGACTGATGCTTTGCAATCTCCTTGGTCTTTTCATCCTCTGCGGCATTTTCCGCTTCTGCGCGAGTGTCATAGACAAAGCCATCGTCATAGGTGTACCGCGAACCAAACTGATCAATAGCAGTCAGTTGCGCAAGCCAGCCACCTTGTTCGTCATCTCGTACCGCAGATGTCTCAAGCTGCGTTGCTCTTTCCAGTGCGAGTTCTGCGGATTGCAGGCCGCCGCCAAGAGTCAGTCCGAAACTTGATGGCTCGTTGTATTGCCTACGTTCTGCTTCCGTCAGTTGATATTCGCGTGCAACCTGCTGTTCTGTAGATGCAAAGAACCCAAGAAGCGCGGAATTAGATCCAGTTCGCTCTCCACGTCGCGCCGGGTCAAACACCCAAAATGGTTTGCTAGCGCTTCCGTGAAATGCCTTGATGGTGTACCCAGCCGCTCTTGCCGCTTCGTCAACCATCCGCTGCGCGGTCGCCATATCGCCGCGCTCGACGGCAGCCATGTAGTCGGCGTCGATGCGGGATGCTTGGTCGAACATCTCTGGTGCAATCGGAATCTGATCCAGCACCTCCATCACATCGGTCTTCGTCAGCGTGTCCTCTGTCTCAATCCGAAGATCCTGATCGATGCCGGCGTAGCCGAGCTTCTTCGCCGCGATGACGATGTCATCTACGGTCGCAAGATCGGTGCGAAGGGCTCGGCCCATCGACGCCGCAGTTCGGTCGTAGTCGGTCGAATCCTTGCTCTTGTTCAGCAGTACCTGGTTGATGGCACCCAGCAGATAGTCAAACGCTTCTGGCGTTTTCAGATACTTGCGCGGCACATCGATGCCGCCAAGAACTGTGCGCATGGCCTGCCCAGCCGCAACCTCGTCGCCATCGACTGGATGCGTAATAGGTCCGAAACCGCGCTCATCCAATACCCGTGACGTAGGCAGCAGTTCCACGACTCGCGCCGATGGCTTTGGTATGGCCGCCTGCTCCATCGGAGCGCCAACCTGTGGAACACCAACAATCTCGCGAAGCCCGCTCTCGGCCTCAAACTGGGATGGCGTCATCCCGCGACGTGCAGCCTGCGTCACCACGAATGCCTGATGCACAAGTGCTTCGACTTCAGCCATTGCAGGATCACGACCAGCAGCCACCAATTTATCGCGCATGCTTGATGCGATTTGATCCGCTTCCTGAACAAATGCGCTCTCTGCCTCAGTCTTGGCATCAAGCAGGGCACGAGCCTCCTCAACCAACGCCTCGCGGCTCTGCTCAAACTGCTGCGCCTCCATTGCGCTCATGGCATCTGGCGACAGGCGCATATGCGGCATTAGTGCGTCTCCCAACTTCGTGCCGGCCAAACGCGCCGCAAACTGCGAGGTTGGCAGCGTCACGTCGTTGCCAAGTTCGACGGCCTGACGCACCTGCTGCGCCATGCCAGGAATGATTGCGTCAAGTTGCGTGTCAGTCACTCCGGCCTGCGTCAGCACGTCGCGAATGGTTGCGCCATCAACAAACACCGTGTCAGCGCCGGTTCCATCAGCCGTTGCTGCCACAAACCGTTCGTATGCTCCAGCATCTCGCGCCTTGAGCTTTGACTCGGTGGCGTTCTTTGACAGATCATCGAAGAACCGCGTCTGCTTCGTGGCCTTGTTAGCCCGCCGCAAATCGACATACAGGTTCGCGCCTGGGCCGATACCGCCAAGAATGGACCCGCCCATTGCTCCCTGCACAAACGAATCCAGCACGCGCTTGGCCGCATCTCGCATGGTCGTTTCGCTGTCGATGCCCTCCATGCCCTTGGCAAGTTCCTCGCCGGCAATGTTCACAATCTCCTGCAAACCTTCCTCTGTCGCTTCTGATCCGACTTGGACAACATAAGCCTTGCCGGCTGCCGCCAGCGCGGCGCGCATCGTCGGCTTCTGTATTGCTTCTGCAATTTGCTCGCGCATCACGCGCACTGCCAATTGTCGAAACGGAGCTGCGGCGACATTCATGCCAACGGCTTCAATTACGCCGTTCAGCAAGCCAGCGCCAACAGCAATTGGAACTGCCGTGTCATCGCTAATACCCTGTTCCTGAAGGTCCAAGTACAGGTTTCCGGCTTCCATTTTTGCCGTTGTCAAAACAATGCCCGTTCCCAAACCGCCAGCAAATCCAGTCATTGTGCCAATGCCTGGGATCACTGATCCTGCTGCGCCGCCAACCAAACCAGCGCCGACCACCTCTCGCGCCTGAGCCACATTTTGCGCCACGACTTCAGCAGTTGATGCAAGAATGCCACCGCCGGCAAGGTCACGCATCTCGGCCTGAATTTGCTTGGCTCGAGCAAAGTTTGTTTCCTCTTCCTCCCCCAAGATTGCCCTCGTACCAATTTCTCCACGCTCTGCGACAAGTTGGCCGCGCATGTATCCGCGAGCCAATTCGCCAGCCGTGTAATACATTGGCCTACCGGCGGCTGCACGGCCAATGTCTGCAAAGAATGAACCAACACGGTCGAGTGTTCCAATATCGTCACTCGCCTCGTTCGCAAATGTTCTGTCGGTCAAGAAGCCCGCAAGCACCGGGTTCGCACGCGCAATGTCGCGGCGCTGTACATCGGCCATGAATGCGCGCTGCCGCACGTCATCCATGTTCCGCAAAGCGATGTCCTGTCCGATACCGATCTGTGAACCAATGCGCTTTGCTTCCGCCGCCTGATCCGGATTCACCTGCGATGCGCCCATCAGTGAAGCCATAAGCGGACCCTGATTCTGGTTCACGATTGCCACAACATCCGGATCGACTGGCTTGATGTCTGGCACTTCGTAATCGACTTGCGCTGCCATCGTCTGCTGCGGTTGTGCGCCGATGATGTCTAGAACATCGCGGTCCACGGCACCTCCGACATTCTGCGAAGGTGCGAACTGCGCTCGACGGTCGTCTGGCGTAAACGGAATCATTCGGACGGCCTGCCCTTTCGGAGCCAATAGTCGGCGATCTGCTGCATGGTTGGATTTGTGACGCCCGCCTTGCGGAACTCCGGCAACGCCACGTTAGACACAAACGATTGCGGAACACTCGACAACGTAACGCGATTTTTCCCCACCATAACGTATGCGGTCTGGCGCTGCTCTGCGGTCATGGCACCAAGTCGCATCTCGTTGTCAAAATACCAATCAGGCTCGTATCCCTTTTCGTTGTATTGCAGGATGACCTGATCCAGTACGCGCTGCTTCTCGGTTCGATTCAGCGGTCGCTTCATCGCACTCTGCATGTCATCAATCTGCGCCTTGAACATGTTGCGGAGCGTGAGCGATTCGTTCTTCTCCGAGTCCGTTCGCGGGTTCGTCAAGCTAGTCATTCCATTTGCCAAGAACGTGGCCTCAACCTGATCTGCGTCAAGCGTGGCCGCGATCACCTTGTCTGGAGCGTTCATGTCTCCGAGCAACTTGGTGTAAGTCTGCCGCGTCATGCGACCACGGTTTTCTTCCAAGTACTCGCGATTCAGTACCGAAGGATTGCGTGCCAACTCCTCCATGACTCCAAGTTCATCAACCTCGCGCTGGGACTTTAGGAATCGCGCCTGATCGGTCGGCTTCAGCCGGCCCCATGCGGAAGGAGGGATCTTATTTACGTCATTGCCAGGTATGGCAAGGAACTGCTCTGTTCGGTCGATCAGGAAGTTGTATTCCTGCCGTGCCAATGCCTCCTCCTGCCCGTATTGGGTCCGCAGGGCCGCCTGGACGCCCTTGCGGATCTCCGGGTCTTTGATCCCGTCAGCAATGTCCAAAGCGTCCCTGAGCGATCCTGGAGCCTCCTGCGGGTCGTTGGCCTCATCATTTGGGCTTCCAACGCGCCCATATCCCTTGATGGTCGTTGCATATTCATCAATTATGAAGCGATCCCGGTTTGCATCAATTGATGCCATCAGGCTGTCACCCGCCCTGCGCTCCAAATTACCAGCTTTGCGCTGGGCATCGACCCACTTGTAAGCCTCGTCGTAGCGGTTGTCCAGCATCAGTCGATTGACCACCCCTGTCGTCAGTTGCGTATCAAGTTGCTGCTGGATTGCCGTGAACTGCGCCGAACCCTCTGGAATGCCGGAAAGCGATGCGGCCTGCTTTAGTTCGTTTAGGGCCACGCCACGATTGATCTCGTAACCACTCAACAGTTCGCCGCGATTTTCAAAGTCCTGAATCGCAAGAGCTGCGTACTGATCCGCTCGAGCGCGAGATTCATTTGCCGCAAAGACCTTCACTTCCTTGTCGCGGTGGTCGAGTGCTTGCGCCTGGAACGTCATCATGTTCCGTGCAAGTACATTCTTGAACATCGACTTCTGTGTATCGTTCTGAAGTCCGTCTAGCGTCGATTGTCCAGCCTGCGTCAATGCGTCTGCTGTCGATGCGTACCGCGACTCAGCGTCCTTGCCAACAGTTCGCAAATATCCCTGCTCGCCACGCAGCATGGAATTGGCTTGCTGGAGGAATGCGATATCAGCGGCCTTGGTCTGTGCCTCATCAATACCGTCCTGAATAGCACTACCAAGACGGAACACCTGATTTCCAGCACCCGTCATGGCTGCACCGAACCGCACCTGCTGAGGAGCGGCAAGGTTCTCTGTTACCGCCACCTGTGGTGCTTGGAACTGTCCGATGTCACCACCGCTCTGCGGAGCAACCTGCGGTACGAACGATGTAGGTACGGTCGGCATGCTTACATCCTCTGCGTAGAAACGCCAGCCAGAAGTTCCTCAATGCGCCTATTGCGCGCCCACGATCCAGCAATGTCGGTTGCGCTGCCGAGCAGACTTGTACTGAGCGACAGCCCAGGATAGATCGTGCTGGCAGTTGCCTGAAGGTTCTGCGCAGAGATGTCAGCCATCGTTGCACCGACACCGATGTTGAACGCCTGCAACTTGGCCGCCTCCGCTGCCCTGACATTGGCTGCGCTCATGGAAAGCTTGTCGATCTCCTTGACCAAATCCATGCTGCCGAGAATCTCTGCCGGCGCGCCTTCGCTCAACACGCCTCCACGAGCCGCAAGCGCAGCCTTGGCAGACGCACGGGCCTGCCCCGCCTGCATTGTGTAGCGACCGACGCGCTCCTGCCCCTCGCGCATGATTCCGCCGGCAGCAAACCGCGCCATGCCCTGATTGACACGCGCCATCTCGGCTGCAAACGCCTGATTCTGCGCCTGCATCTTGAGTTGGTTCTGCTGGCTCTGCGCCGTGTAATACGAGCCGATGGCACTGTTGGCAGCGCCAAGAATCGCCATGATCGGGCCAGCAACCGTCATGGCCTCCGCAAACTGACCCATATTGAATCCGGTCCCAGCACCACCGCTCTGCGCTGCGGTCAAAGCCGCCTCGTTTTGCATGGACGCGATTTCTGGGATTTTCGATTGGGTCAATAGCGTGTTATCCAATCCCGGATAACTGAATCCCTTCCCAGGCGTTGTTACGACGAATCCCATATTAGCCTCCGATCACAACCTCAAGAGTCAAACCGACCACACTCAACGGCAGTGGATCAAGCTGACGAATAAATACCTGACCGCTATTTGCCCACTTCGGCATCAAGTCCACATCAACCTCATCGCTCTTGAGCGCGGGCGGACTGCCATACGGTTCCGTGCTGCGCTGCTTGGCTTCCACCAAATTGTCGGCATCCGGGCCAACAAAGATGCCACTCGACTGGAACACGCGAAGCGTCGCCTTGTTGATGTTCTTGCGCCGCCCCTGTCCAGCGCCGTCAATGTTGATGGTCAATGGCAAAGTTTGCAGGTCACTCTCGTATGGCAATCCGACATGAATCACGGTGAACGCACGATCCAACGAGACGCTGCCAGACACAACTGTTTCCTGCGGCTGTACTGCGCCGTCTGCCAGAATGCTGACCGTCTTGCCTTCCAGGTGTGACAGACCACTGACGCTGTTGCGTGCGAACGCCCAAACTGCGGTCGCCACGCTACGAAGCGCAGCCGGTATCACCTTGTCCACTCGCGCCGTAGCCACGGTGCTACTGCTGGTAGACAAGATCGTGAGTCGATATTGCACTCCATCGCTGCCAGTAAGCACGATGGCATCGTCCACATCGCTCGTGCCTGGGAACACGAAGATGCCGCTGGATGCAGTCACCGTCAGCGTGTCTGCCGGCCCCCAAGTTGATCCGCCAGTCACCGTGACCGTAGTTGCCGTTGTGTTCGTGCCGTCATACGACAGACCACAGTCCACAAAGAAACAGTCCTCAAGGTCCGTAATTTGTCGGGTTTCAAACCTCTCGACATATCGCTTCGTGACCGAGTTGATCGTGCGCTTCACAATGACGTATAGCGCGTCCTCGTTACCCTCGGCGATTGCCGTGCAGGATTCGTAGGTGCCATCTGTATCGTGCCAATGCCAAGCAGCGACCTGCTGCTCAGGCACATACGTCAGGCCCAGCAGATACCCATTGTTCGATACGAACCACAGGAGTGGCTGCGGAGACTTACTGTAGCACATGTCAGTGATGTCACGGCTGTCGAACAGGTGTGCTGCACGGAGTGACAAATCTCCAGTAACGAAGCCGCTTGCCTGCCACGAGTATCCCAGTTCGCGGACATGCCCGCCACGGGCAGCACAATAGATCACCGTGTTGTTCACAATCGACGGCTGGACATTGTTTGCGCCGATGTATGACTGTGGACGCACTGAAATCGTGGTCGGCGTAATGACATCGCTGTTCACCGGGCTGATGCGCCACTCAGCGGCACTGGTAAGCGCCAAGAGCTGCGTAAGCGGAACGATGTGGCGAATGGTGTTTGCCTCTCGCGCAGCCACACGGAACTTGATTCGATCCGTTTCTTCGGTCGGAATCGAATATGACATGTCAGATTCAGTTCCGCTGCGCGTCATCAACATCGTCTGCGGAGCATTGTTCGTGCCTGCGAAGATTCGACGCTGTTCGAAATAACTGACCGCGCCCGGGTAGTCGTTCGCGCTGTTGAACACGGTGTCATAGATGGGCGGCGTAACGCCCATGTCTGGCCCAATGTTATTGTCGATGATGGATGTGCCATCGGTTTCTCCGATGAACCCATACAAGCCACCCTGCAACTTGTAAACCCGATACCTAGAAGCTCCAGGAACGGCTGTCCATTGGATCGTCACGTAACTTCCAGCGGTTCCAAAATCTAGGTTGACACTGACAGATGAACTTTGCGCCGATTCACTAATCAGGTCAGAATCAACAGCCGTGACCACATACTGATAAACATATCCGGTTCCGGTTCCAGTCTTGATTGCCGTCAGTCCGTTCGGTGGCGATAGCGGTGCGGCGAAGTTGATCGTTGACAGAACCCACGTTGTCGCGCCATTTCTTCGCAGTTCTCGTGGCGCATAGTTTGGATGCACCAGCGTCAGAACGTCCGCGCTCTGAACGTAGTGGATGTCGAACAGGTCCGCCTCGGAATACGGGTTCGGGATTTCATAGATGCCAGATGGCAACGGATACCAATACGTCGCATTTGGAGGCGTTTTGTTGATTGCCGTGGCAATGCAGTAGTAATTTGTTCCGCCCTGCGAAACGAGCGATCCTACGTTGTATGGGATTGATGCCGTATGCGTTCCGCTGCCAGCGGTGGTTGTGATTACTGGTGTTCCGCCACTTGAAAGAGAAATTTGGAATGTATTCGTGGCGGCGTTCTTCACGTAGTACACGGTGTCAGGCAGCATTCCTACTGGGAGCGTGCCGGTTGTCGTGAATCCGATTGCAGTTCCATTTGCAAGTCCGTGCGATGTCCAGTTGATAAGTGCTGGCGTACTTGCCGTCTGAACTCCACTGCCTCCAGTTGTGGTCAAAACCAAAGGACCATTAGGAATGGTCGCAATCAGAAACGTATTCGTAGCAGCGTTTCGGACATAGTACGAAGTGTTTTGCGTCAGACCAGACGGCAGACTTCCGGAACTGCTGAACAGCACTTCTTGTCCATCTGATAAACCGTGTGAAGTCCAAGTAACCCGCGTTCCTGTGCTTGCCGTATGCGTTCCAGATTGCACGCCAGTCGTGTCAATTGCAGTACCGCCGCTTGTTAGCGACACATTGAAGTGGTTGGCGGACGCACTAACGACAAAATACTCTGTTCCAACGTCAATTCCGTTTGGCAGCGAGTCAGTAGTTGTAAACGTCACAATTGTGCCGTTTGACAATCCGTGTCCCGTCCAATTGATCTGCGCAGGAGATGCAATTGTGATCGTTACGGTTGCCGACTTCGATTGCAGCATCGTTACGGCTGCCTGTGCCGATTGCGTTACCGTGACAGTCGTTCCGCCGGCAACATATGCAGATGGAGAACCTGGCGTTAGCGTTGCTCCCTGTGTATGGAATCGCGTGTAGCCAGCTCCCAACTCAATCGCCATCGTCTGCGTTGTGCTGTATGTGAACGGTATCAGCCTGGTGCGCTTGGTTGAATCCTTCACCTCGCGCACAAACTTGGTGCCAGGGCGGTTCTCTGCCGGACCCTGCGGCATGGCAATGAAGTTCCGCATGCGCGCTGCACCAGTTTGGTACTTCACGTCATCGACACGACCAAACATCTCTGGCGACATCTCGCCGCCCGCAAACGAACGGAAGTAGATACGCGTGGAAGCCATGATTTACCGTCCGCTCATCCAGGTCGTGATGTGTTCGGGACGTACGTTGCGCTGGTTGGCGTCGGATGCACGGGCCTGCTGCAAGTACGCAAGCATCATTTGTGCGCAACGCTTGCCTTCTGCCGCTCCCTCACCGCCCTTGATGACCGGACCTGCCAGCATGCCGGCAAGGTGCCATGACAAGGACATAACAAACAGCGGATCGAACTTGGTCGGGTCCGTCACGAGCGCCTGATATCGAAGCAGCGCGTTCTCTTGATTCGTGTAGATGACCTTGTTGCCGAGCGTGTCCGTCTCAATCTGATACTCCTGCGGCACATAGACACCAGCGTTAGTGATGGGCGGATTCGTAGCTCCGAAACCGTGTCGGTCGGCGGGATACGCACGCACCGCGTAATCGTTCTCTGCCTCTGGCGGCAGCACGGACACGGCAACCATCATGTCGCCAGGACATGCGTATGCGTACTGCCACATCGTGTATGGCATCGTGACAGATGCCAGCGACACGCGGCGGGACGCGAAGTTCCACGGATGCATTTGGAGCAGCCCGTCGCGGGCAATCGGATAGAAGCGGGCGCAATGCTCCGCCTGCGCCGATCCTTCCGGCGGATCAATGCTGGCGACTGTTGCCTCATCGCCAAGGTGCGCGAGTGCCAAATTGCAGATTTCGACTTCTGATGCCATACCCGCCTCCTAGTGATGGAGGGTGGCCGGTTGCCCGACCACCCTCCTTGTACACCAGTTCAGTAACCGTCAGTCCATGCGTTCAGTAATCGCCGTCTTACGAGGCCGACCGGGCCGGCGAAGTGCCGGTACCGAATCATCCTGCTCAACAGGTTCGGGTTCAAACCCGACGCGCTCAAGATTTTTGTTCTGTGGGCCGTTGTACTCAAACACATCGCCAACTTCCCGCAGTCCATTGTCCACGAAGCACTTGACCTTTGCGCGATACTTGGGCATGGATTACTCCTATCAAGCGACCGTGAAGCCTGACGCGTACGCCGTACGACCATCCTGGATGTCCAGCACAATGTCAGCGCTGATGACGCCAGCAGTGTGTGTACCAGTAGTCACGACCTGAGCGCCAAGATACCGAAGCTTGGTTGCCGCGATCTGCTGGGGGCTGATCTTGACAACGACCTGACGGCCGAGAGTAAGGTCCGCAAGCACGATGGGGGCGACTTCGCCGACCACAATATTGCCGGAGGCAAGCGTGGCGGACGAGGAAGCAACCACCTGGAACGTCGCGTTCGTACCGCCAGCAAGCGCGGTCGTGACGGTGAAGATGACATTCAGGTCATTGCCAGCACCGAGGTCTCGGTTCTGGGTGCCCTGGCCGACCGTGTAGAGCGAGCCGCTCACCGTGGCGGTGTAAGCGGTGTTGCTCTGAAGGTCAACGACATCCGGGGTACCAGAGGTACCAGTGATATACGTGGCGGCGGAAGTGATCGCTCCGGTATTACCGAGGCGAAGGTTCTGATCAAGAATCATTGTGTGTCCTTTCTGCCTTACCTATTAGGTGAGGCGGGCTTCTGCGTTGATGAGGGCATCGACACGGCGGCACGGAACGCCGAGGAACGACAGCCACGAATAGGGGGTACCGAACTGCGACAGACCCTGCTGCACGGACAGCACGTTCTGGGCGCGGTCCATCGCCTGGATGGACAGGCCGCCGTGAACGGTGCGGTTCATGTAGAAAGCTGCACGGCCCATCGCCATGTTCGGGATTCGGTACAGAGCGCGGGTCATCAGCTTGATGAGCTGAGTAGCCGCCGTGGAAGCCTGCGTGCCGCTCGCGTTGGACATGTCGCTCGCGTCGATGTTCGCAATGCGAACGACGTAGCGCCAGTCCTTCACGACCAAACCGTTCTTCCACTGGTAACGGGTCGCAAACGCCTGAAGACGGTTGTTGCCGTCATACACGGTCTGTTCACCGAGATCCTCGTGCATGAGGCCAGCGGTCGAACCCTTCGGGAACGGGCAGTAAACGGTGTTGTCGCCCCAAATAACGAGGTACACCGAGGTGTTGTCGCTGCCGGTGCCGCCGCCTTCGATGATGTTCTGGCCGATGCCGGAACCACCGGGAGTGGTGGAGTAACGAGCAGCCAGACCGAGGAACGACTTCGGCTCAATGGCGGGGTTGCCATAGAACATGGTCGTGGCCTGAGTCTGATTCATGGCCTCAAGGAAGGCAACGTCTTCGGACAGACGGAACTGAGCGGTGTTGCCGTTCAGCATCGCCAGGTCCTTATCGACCTCGCTGCGAGCCTCAAGGATTCCGCAAGCCTCGTCCACCTGTGCGGTGGTCGAACGGCTGTTCGGAATGCCCTGGTTCAGCGCACGCCAGTAGACGGCGGGCAGACCAGTGCGGATCACGACGCGCTCGCCGGTGGGCAGGTTGCCCTCCTTGAACACGCAGTCCTCAAGGATCTCATTGCTCTGTGACAGCAGTTCCGCGATGACCGGAACACGGCCCTCGGGATCGGTGCGCTTGGCCCAATCGGCCAGCGTGAGGTTGTTGGAAGTAAGCGTTGCCATTGTAAATTCCCTTTCGTGGAATTAGGTGTTGGTTGGATACAGAGCATCGGCTAGATCACCGAATGTCTTCGGGCCGTTCTTGGCCTGTCCGACGCTTCCGGTGACGATCCGATCCTCACTGATCGCCTTGCCTGCGCGGTACATGAACCGGATTACTTCCGGGTGATCGCCCAGACCAGACGTGTTGAGCAGCGTGCGAAGTTCGGACGATCCGAACGTGTCAAGAGCCTTCTTGGCGGTGGACAGGTTCTCGGCAAGCTTGTCGCCGCCGAACTCCTGATCGGACCTAGCCGATGCAACCCACTCGCCACGAATGGCCTTGACCTGAGATTCTTGACGGCTGGCCAGCGTTGGCCCCATCCGATCAAGAATCTTCTGCGCGGCATCCTGCGTAAGGTTCAATTCACGGGCAACCTCGGAGAAGTTCTTCACTACCTCCGAGTCGAATTCTCGGCCTTCAGGCGCCTTGAATTCGTACTGTTCAGGAGCCTTCGGCGCTTCGGCCTTGGGTTCCGTCTTGTTATCCGTAGCCTTGTTCTCCGTGGCCGGCGCGGCGGCTGGAGAGTCCTTCGACGCAGTTGCCTTTTGCCCATCACCATACAGCGCCTCTGCCGTCGCAGAAGTGCTTTCAGGTGCCGAAGATGCCTGGGAGCCGTTAGTTGGAGTTGCGGCTTCCATCATCGTTGATTCGTTCATCTGCTGTCTGCTCCTTCATCATGGTTGGATACAGTTCGGGGCACTGCGAATGGATCATGGACAGAATGCGAAGTCCGTAGTTCCTGTGACCTTCGGCGAATGACATTGCCATCGCGTTGGTGTTGAACGACGAACGGAACACTCCTGCGTGATCCAGAAGCCGCCAAATGATGCGACGGCCTCGCTTGTTGCCCATGAGCCACTTGATATCCGCTTCTTCATTCTCCCGAGCCAGCCGTTCGCGCAGTTCGCGTTCTGCTTTGCTGCGTTCCTGGCTGCGCAGGTCAAGCGGATCATAATTGCTCACGGCGGAACTTTATGGAGTTACTGATTTCCTACGGGCACCGTCATCCGCCGTAGAGCATGGTTGCCGCAGCATCCATTGTTCCGGCCTGTCCAATCTCAAGATCTGTGATCTGCAATTCAACGCTTGGCTCCATGCCGCCCTCAACCATCGTCGTACTGGTTTCGGCCACATAAGCGCGTGCAGTGATCGTAACGGTCGAACCGAGTCGCATTCCTGCCGTCAAGCCCAGTTTCTTGAGTTGCTCAATGCCAAGTTCAATGACGAGATCCTCTGGATACAGTTCTTCGGATTCGCCGTTCTTCTCAAGTTTCATGTTGATCATTGCCATTTCAAAGCTCCAATGCAGATGGTGAACCGTACCCAGAGAACATGTTCATCACATCGGTCAGGCCGTTCTGCTGGCCCGGTCCCGTCGGAGACTGCGCCAGGTTCTTGGCCGTCTGCGACTGCTGATTCATAACCGCCATCTGTTCCTTGGCGGCCATCGCTTGGTTGCGGGCACCGCGAACCATTGCAACATCCTTATCTGCAATGATTAGCGACGGATCAACGCCAAGCATGTCTGCGTAAATGTCGGCCCACTGATCGCTGTCGAACTTGTCGAGGATGTCCGGCTTCATCTGCGCGATTGCGCCAAGGTTGCCAACGAACCGATCCACGGCGTTGGTGCCGATGGCACGCTGTGCTTGGGCCAACATCGAAACGAACTCCACGTTCAGGTCCATGCCCTGCAACTCTTCCGGAGGTGGTGGAACCGCTCCAGACTGGATCATTTGAGTGAAGGTAATTTCAACCAGCGGGTCCAGCAGTTCATTATGCAAACGCTCAAGGACTGGCCCCAGCATCAGGAGTTTTTCCTCATGTCGCTCGGCGACCTCGGTTGCGGTCATGCGGGTGTAAGGTGCATTTGCGAGCATGAGGAACAGATCTGCGTAGAACGATCCACGGACGCGCTCGCGCACATCTTGGATATCGGCCAGCAGGTAGTTCAGGTTGAGGTTCACCTCAAACGCGGTCTTGATGCCCATGCTGGCGCCATCCACGAACGAGATGCCACCCGGCAGCGTTTCCACATCCCGGTTCTTCATGCTCGTCGGAACCTGAAGCGGCGGCTTCGTCTGGTAGTCGATGGCCTGCGCCTTGCGAAGTTGCTCGTGCTGGAGCTGCTTGACATCTCCAAGAGCCTCCATGCCAGGGCTGTTTCCGTAGATGTCGCCGCCGGCGGTAGCCCAACGCGGCACAAGCGCAGGGAAGTACGTGAACCCGCTCTCACGCAGGAACACGCCATCCTCGCCTCCGACCTCAAAGTACCACGATCCGAACGGCATGTTCTTGCTATCGCGCTTGGTCATGTCCCGGTCCATGCGCGGCTCAATAGCGTGGATCACGGGAACCCACGTATCAAGCGTGCCCGTGTCGTACATGTTCTGCACGCTAGTAGAACAGTTGTCGTAACCAAATTCCTTGACCATCTGACTGACCGTCATCTCAAACTCTCGGTAGAGCGTGCAGACTCGGCCCTGCGCATCTGTTGAAATGCAGTATTCGCCACAGGTCAGAGGGTAATGGTGGATGACGTTGTTGAAGTCTGGAAGCACGATGCTGGCGGCGGTTCCGAATGCGCCCAACTCCTCGTACATCATGTGCAGACTGCGGTATGTGTTCGACTTCTGGAACACCAACTGCATTCGCTTGGTCACATCATCTAGCCACATCTTGACGGGCTGGTATGAGTTCAGTTCAGGATCCGGCGTTGCGAGCCTGAACCATTGCCGCGCCGGAGACGTGGCACCAGCCATCATGCCGGCACCGAGTGTTCGGAGCGCACGGGTTCCGGTGTTATCGTAGATGTTGTTGTGTCGTCGCCATCCCTTATCGCGATCCTGGCGGAAGTAGCGACCGTTTCGTGGCAGGAGGTATGACGTGATTTCCTGCCAATGCGCGAACCACGAAGCACGTTCTGACTTGAGTTGACCCCAGCGCGTAAACAGCCTGTCGCGCTGTGGCGCGTTGTTGTACGACCTGTTATTGCCTGGGTATTCGCTCAATATCAACCTCCGAGAAGCGTGTTTCGGCCAAGGGTCAACTGTGACGGATCAATGCCAGCAGGACCAGTCAGCATTGTGGAGGCAGGACCGCCAGTGCCAGTTTCCTGCGCCGCAGCCATGATGCTTGCAACATCTGGTGATTGCTGCTGGCTGCGACGAATGGCAGCTTGCGATGCCGTTGCCTGTTGCTGCGCCTGCTGCGTAGCCTGAGCCTGCATCGCGCTTTGCCGATTCATGGCTTCCTTCTGCGCCTTCTTGCCCTGCTCGCCAGCATAAATGGCGTAGCCGGTTCCTGCCGCCGCTGCTGCTGCGGACGCGGCCAATGCGCCGACGATTGCTGCTGTCGTTCCGATTGCCATTAGATAAGTCCTTTCGTGTGTGCCTGTTCCGTCATTGCGTAGCCCATTCGGCGCAACATTTTTTCAACCGAACCGCCATCATTGATTTGCAGATTTGTCATGCTAATCATGCTGGCTCCACTGTCTTTCGCCCATTGCTCAAATGCTTGAATGAGCCTGATTGCTGCCGTTCCTTTGCGGTGTTCCGGTGCCACCCACCATGCCAGTTCCGTTGCAATTGTGTGCCTTGGGGCGTACCAGGCTGGCGACAGCACGGCGACCAACAGGCCGGAGATTGTGCAGTCGGTGTCTGCGACGAACACCTTGGCGTGCGCGATGAAGTGCCGGATTGTGGCGCTGATCTCTTCATCGGTAGCCGTTAGCACGTCCGCGTAGGGTGTGAACGCCATGAATTGGCGATACATAACCACAATGGCATCATGGTCCGCTTCTGTTGCATCACGAATCATAGAAACCTGCGGCGAACGGTATTGATTTTTTCAGTCATTACGGGCACCTACATTGACTCGTATGGATCGTAATCCTTGGGACTGGTGTCGATCTTCTCGCGCACCTCTCGCGGCAACTGCTTTGCCACCGGGTACGCGAACGTCAGGGCCAGCGCATCTGCGATGTCTGGGCTGCCGCCGCCCTGCAACCGCTTCTTGATTTCGTCCTTTGACTCCAGGCATCGTTTGCCAACGGCGTCAAACCAATAGGTTGGCGTGGACAGTTCCGCCTTCAGTGCCGTGTCATTGGGGATGCTGCCGCCATTGCCGAGCCACTCCTTGACCTGCCACCACATCTCGGCACGGCGGTTTACGAAAAGGTTCGGCTGGTTGGCCTTGCCACCGAATGGCACCTCCACGATGTAGTAATCCAACTGCCGCAAACGGTCAATGACTCCGGCACCACCACCCACGTCGATAAACACGGCATCCGGGTCGCGGTCATCAATGACCTGCGCCACCAGTCCGGCCAGTTGCATGTTGTCAACACCGTGGTGAATCATCGGTTTTTCCATGCGTAATCCCTGGCGAACCACAATCACGCTACGGTCATCACCAAACCGGGCAGGATCGACGCCGACGACGAGCGGAAATTCAATCACATCGCCGTCTTGGTAAACCAGTTTGGACGCCGACTCCACGTCCGACATGCTAATGAGCTGATCGCTTCCTGCCGCGCTGAAATCACATAAATACTCTCGTGCGAACGCCGTCTCTGGCATATCGCGCTCAAGGCGTGACACCTCCCCCGGGTCTAGCGCGTCTGTGTCATGCACCGTGTAGCGCGTCGCGTACCAGTCAGGCAGGCTGCTGGCCCGGTAGAACAACTCGCTGAACAGGTTGATCCCCGCAGGCGTGCCGATGAACAACGCCCAGCCCTTACGGTCTGACAGCGCCGGCTGGATGATGTCGTTCCAAACCTCTGGCCTGATGTTGGCAACCTCGTCAATGACCACGCCATCCAGGCGAACGCCACGCAAGGCGTCGGGGTTGTCTCCACCGAAGAGGCGGATCGTGGCCTTGTTGTGCTTGAATGTCACCGCCAAGTCAGCCTCGTTCACGTCAATAGCGCCAGCCCGCATGAACGGATCAAGCTTCTGCTTCAACCTAGCCCACGCGATGGCTTTCGCCTGCTTGAGGAACGGGGCCAAATACACATAGAACCCCAGGTCCAGCTTGCACTTGACAGCGTGGTCCAACAGTTCCATCAGTGCCAATTCCGTCTTGCCGGCACGGCGATGCAGAGCCAGCACCTTGAACCTGGCCTTGGTCCTGTGGCAATCCTTTTGCCACGGTCTGGGCGCGTATGGGAACTCGACGTTGAGTTTAGTCGCGTGGGACATTGGTCACGACGTTCAGAACGATTCCGCCGCCGTGGTCCAACTGCGCTCTATCGCCGTACTTCTTCGGATTCCACTTGGCAAGCAGCTTGAGGCGTGTCTCAATTTGTAGTCGCCTCCATTGGACCTGTACCTGATCCATTGGCTCAAGGTCGGCTAGACGCTGGCATTCGTCCGCAATCACGTCGTAGCCGTCCTCGCGTGCGCGGGCGATGCGTGCGGAAAAATCCGCGTCCTTATCCATCCAATCGTAGATGGTGCGCCATTCCGGGTTTCCTTCGATCCTGCACCACTCGCGCAGGGGCCGGCCTTCAGATATCCACCTGATGAGCGATTCAGCCTCAATCTGCGGCACGGGCATCTTGCCCGTTGGCCTTCCCACTCTCTTTGACCCGCTTCCAGGCGTGGGGAACTTGTCCCCGTCGCTCGTATCGGCAGATTTTGACAACTGTATCGCGCCTGATATTGAACATTCTTGAGAGGCGTCGATATCCGATTCCCTCTTCTTCGTGGAGGTATCTGAGCTGCTGGATAGTTTCTTCCGGGATCGTGGCATTGTGGTGAGTTGCGCCAATGCGGAAACCGCGCTCGTTGAGAGCGATTACTTTCGCTTCTTTGCGCGTGCTGGCAGGCTCTTGAAGCTCTTGGTTTTCTTGGCCCAGCGCGCTGCGATCTTTGGGTGCTGCGCGTACATGAACTTTTGCTGGGCCTTGGACTTGAATGGCATTACTTCCATCCCTTTCGGAGTTGTGCATAGGCGGCCTTGGATACGGTTGACTTGGACTTTGGTCGGCTGGTGCCGGCCTTGCGCCTGCGGTTGATGTTTCCGACCAGGCTGTTCTTTGACTTCTTTGCCATCATTGCTCCCAGTAAACGGTTTCGTTTCGCTTGTAGAACTTTAGGTTCTGCTTTGTATCTGCACGAGTGAAGTGATTGTCAGCCATTAGCAGGTAGTTGTTCGGCAGTAACGCAAACTGTCCAGAATCAAGGTTTATGAGATTCAGGGGTTTGTGTTCCTGCGGATACCTGCTGAACCCATCTGCCCAGTCGATGATGATGCCCGTATGCCGACCCTTTGCCTGCTCGTGTAGTGTAACTACGGGCATCCCTTCGAGATAGTGGGCATGGAATGTTTCAATGTGTTCACCCATCGCACCCCAAGGTTCGGTGGCATGAACCGGATTCGCAACCTCATCTGTGGTGAACAGCATATGCATGGGAATTCCGCACCAATGCGCGCCGCTTTCAAGCAGACATTCAGCCATGAGTCCCTGTCCAGGTCGGCAGTAGACAGCATGCCAAATTCCTCGCGTGTGCCCCTTGGGCATTTCTGGACCCAGTGCCTTGTTGGAGACATTCACATAAAGGTGAAATGGGAGGTTGGCGTGCCTACCCATTAGCCCCTGCTCGTCTTTCCGCTGCACTTCCACTTCGCACGCGAGAGCCGCAGCGGGCTGTTTGGGTTCTTGGCTGCTTTGGGATGCGCTTTCAACTGCGCAAAGCTACGGGCGCAGTATGCGTCCCCCTTCGCGGTACCTGGCTTGATGCGGTCGCCTCCGCCCTTGGCCTTGCCGGCCTGACCGTATGAAACCTTGCGGGTTCGGCCAGTCGCCTGGTTCCGCACCACCTTTACGAATCGCTTGCCTTTCGCTGGCGTCGGCATGTGTCCTCCTTGGACGGTTTGATTCTGCGAAACTGTAGCAGAAACATAGCCCTTCCGATTGCGTCGCTGGCGGCCTGTACTGTCGCCTCATCCAGCGAAGGCACCGCCGCATGCAGGACCTCGTGAGCGATGACCGATGCAAGCCGCTGCTGAGGCAGGTTCCTTCGGACACGGATGGTTGGATGCGGCCCTGGCGGGTGGTCGCAGTCGCCTAGCCAGTCCTTTGGCAAATCTTTGGCGCGGACGAGCTTGATTCTCCACCTCCTTGAGTTGATAGTGAGTCTGGCCTCACGTCGCACGAATCACCTCAGCCGCAAGCCTGTATTCGCTTTGCTTGCCCGCAATATGCAACCGCATATACACGGCGCCCAAGCCCTTTGGCGGCATTCCCTTTTCCACGCTCCAGCCCCCAAAGGCATCGCCGTATTCATCTTTGTAAGTACCCAACCTGCAATGCAATTGCTCGTCTATGGTTACGGCAACTTGCCCGTTAAACTGCCGTAGGCGTTCCCTGGCAATTGGCACTATCCAATGATGATGGGAATGGCCCGTAATGACCATTTCGGCATCGGGGTAAAAACTGGCTTGCCGGCGGGTATCTAAGACGCCATGGGTCATTACAGCGCCACCGCCCGAACCGTGAAAATATCGGACTTTGAACGAAAACGATCCGCCCTTGGCACTTACCAGGCGAAATAGAACCCAACCGCCGTAGCCGCCGCTGTAGACCGGGCACGGTCCAGCGGCGCTAAGCCCGGCGCAAAGCCGTTCGGTAAGGTCAATTTCGTGTCTTTTCGTAACGCTTGTTTCGTGATTTCCACGGCCAATAACCACAAACCTATCCGCGTAAGGTGCATAAAACCTTACTGCTTCACGCGTTACGGCGTCTAGGTAATCCCCGCATTGGTGTTCCGGCCTACAAGCGCTTTTATCGGCTCTTGGGTCCCATTTTCCTTGCATAGCGCACGCCAAATCGCCTACGTCGATGACCCCGCCCTTACGGCGCGTAATTTCGTCCAAGTGCTTCCGCTCTAAATCCCAATCGCTATGGGCGTTGTCGTGGTGCCTGTCGCTGCTAAGCAAACCGTTCCATTCGAACGCGTGCGGAGTATCGCAAATCATCGTTACGCGGTGGACGTTGCGCGTTAGTTTTTCAACGGTCCACCTTGAGCCTGGCGATGCGCCCTCGCGCCAATAATGGCCTTCCAACGTCTTAAGGACACGTTCAAGTTCATTACGCGCCATCCTTGACCTCCCACCGCTTGAGCAACAACTCAACCCTCGGATTCTTTGAGTCAACGAAAATCAACAACGGAAGGTGCGTCAGGGCAGAATCGTCTTTCAGTAATCCAGCATCAACCAAGCCATCGAATGTTGCCTTGAGGCTTGATAGGCAATTGTCCTTGTCGCGTCTTCGATTGTCCCGTGCATACCAATGCACCTGGCACGTGGACTCTTTCCATCCGCCCTTCTCGCCAGCCTCGTGCATGGCAATCTGCGCGCTCGCCCACGATTCAATGCGCGCCCGTTTCGTTGCCTTCATTTTGACCGCCCAATGAACTCTCGCGTTCGCGGAAAGCGTGCGCGCCGGTAGTCCAACGGTAACGGTAAGTACGTCAGGCATAAGGGCATCCTGCCAAGCCTTGAGGATCTCACGGGCACTAGCCGTCCGTGGCTGGTGGCCCATCATGGTGTCCCCATCTTACTCGTCATTTTCCCGTTCCGGCCGGCGAAGTTTCCGTGGGATCGGTTCAACTGCTGCGAAGACCTGTGCAGCCAATCGAAGTCCGTGGATGGCCTCGTCCATGTCAAGAGGCGTTGGAAAGTGCTTCAGGCAAGCTGCCGCCTCGTCCCTGAGCGGTTTCGGTACACCAGGCGTGCGTTTCGCGTCACACAACGCCTTCAGTAGGTTGCGCGTCTTGGCAATGGCTCTAAACCGTTCGCGTGGAAGGGTCATGGATTCTCCTTGTAGCAATCCCAGCCACGTTCATGTGCGTACTGTTGCGGATGTTGCACACGCATTCCAGCGCGCTGCCATCCAACCGCGAACTCGCATATCTCCCGCCTCGCCTCGTCGCGTTGGTCTTGCATCGTCTTGATGTCCTTCACCATCTGCTGATTGCGAACGCCGATAGGCTCACAGGTCATGCAGCAGCCTTCTAGACCAGACATGATGCGCTCGACTTTGGACTGCGCCTGGTCGCGCTCGGCTCGGGCCTTGACGAGCGATGCATGCAGATTCGCCACCTGCTGTCGAAGTTGCATGATGTGATCCGAGTCGGTCATCCGTGTGCCTCCTCAATCGCTGCATAAACCATTCCGACTGTGTACGCGCTCCATTCCTCAACCTTGGGCGACAGCGGCGTGCCGTCGAGCGCACCCACCTTCCGGCATCGTGCGACTGCTGCTGCGATGACTTCACGCGGCGCGAGGAGTACGGCGTTGCGTGCCTGCTTGCGCTCGCGTTCGATTTCGTCCGGGTTTACGCCGTCCTTCCACGCCTGCGCGTGAACCTTGGCCCGCTTGGTGTTGCGCTTGATCTCCCCGGCCAGTTCTTCCGGCTTGACGCTGGAGCGCGAGAGGGTCAGGCGCATCGTCTTGCACGCCTGCACGATGTCCTCGTGGCTGAACTCGTCCAGCACCTTGGCGGCTTCGGCGTGCCGCTTGGAGTCTGGCTTGGCCCATGTGCTGCCTCCGAAGTGTTCAAGGATCGTCGCTGCGG